CGCCCTCATGCGTTTCAAAGACGTGTTCATAACGGCGCCACGTGCGTTTTCAAAATCGTTTATTACTATTTTAGCTCTTTTCTTACAATGTGTATTCATTCCTGGCCGAAAGGTATTCATGACTGCGAATACTAAACAGCAGGCTGCACAAATTACAAAAGAAAAGATTTATGAAATTTATGACCATTGGCCTTTACTTAAAAAAGAAATTATTGGTTGGGAATTGAGTGACTACCCAGGTAACTTTGGTAAAGACTATGTAACGCTTAAATTTCGTAATGGTTCTGTGTTTGACGTAGTGCTTGCCGGAGATGCCGCACGTGGAGGGCGCCGGCACGGTGGAATGATTGATGAGATACGAGATGGAGATGAAGAGATGATTAACTCTGTAGTAATTCCGCTTGTAAACGTATCTCGTCGTTTACCAAACAATACAGTTAACGACTATGAACCAAACCAACAAATTATTGCAACAACATCTGCGGGAAGTAAAACTTCCTTTGCATATGACCGTTTAATAGATACTTTTGAAAACGCAATTATTGACCCAGACCATGCATTCATGTTTGGGTGCGATTGGCGTTTACCCGCTATGCATGGACTTATTGATAAGCAGTATATTAATAAATTAAAAATGAGTCCATCTTACAATGCTGAATCATTTGCCACTGAGTATTTATCTCTTTGGCAAGGTTCTAGCGAAGATGCTTGGTTCTCATATGAGAAACTAAGTAAATATAGAAAAATAAAGAATCCAGAAACGCACGCAATTAATAGACCTGATTTAGAACAATTCTACTTAATATCAGTGGACGTAGGTCGAATTTCAGACCAAACCGCAGTCTGTGTTTTTAGAGTTAATGTTAATAAACAAAAGTTCTATGCGACTTTAGTCAATTTAATTGTACTAGGCCGCACTCCACAAACAAAACCATTTTCTGTACAAGCGGTTGATTTGAAGAAAATAATCGCTAGTTTCAATCCGCGCGAAGTTGTGATTGATACGAATGGTTTGGGTGTAGGTTTAGCTGATGAGATGATTAAGCCGCACTATGATGAAATGGGGAATTTCTTACCAGCCTATGGTTTTAAAAATGATGATGTATATAAACAGATTCAACCAAAGGATGCGCCGAAAATACTCTATGGAATCAAGGCAAATCAGTCTCTTAACTCTAAAATTCACGGCAACTGTTACTCTCGTTTAACGAGTGGAATGGTGCGTTTCTTAATTAAAGAACAAGAAGCAAAAAGTGCGCTTCTTGCCACTAAAATAGGTCAGAAAATGACTACAGAGCAACGTGTAAAGAGGCTTATGCCTCATGAGATGACAACTAAATTATTTGAAGAAATGGCTAACTTACGTTTAAAGCGTACCGGTTCAAGTCTCGACATAGTTCTTGAAAGAATTAATTCTCGTTTTCCAAAGGATAAATATTCAAGTTTCTCTTATGGACTGTGGAGAATTAAAGAGCTTGAAGAAGAATCATATAGTCGTAGTCACAGACGGCGCGCGGGTGAACGAAAGTTGGTATTCTTTACGGGAGGGATAAATGGATAGAAACGATAAAGAGTTTCTTACTACCTTTAAAAGCTCCTATGATAATATGATAGCAACTAGTGAAGATAGTTATCAAGGTGGTACTTATGGTTCTACCTTATATACTAGACGCGCATATCGTGAATACACACCAGATGAAATTGAAAGAATTATTAATTCTGGTTCACTAGCATCTCAAATTAAACTTTCTCGTGCCTTTTTTGACAAAGGAGGCTTCTATCAACGTATTTTATTGCATTATGCTACTTTATTAAAATATACTGGTTTATTAATTCCTAATCCAAGTTTTGGTAAATCTCTCTCCGAATTGTATATTCAAAAGAAGTACCACAATGCAGTAAACTTTATAGATAAGGCTGGTTTACCAGATTTATTTACTCATATGGCTATCCGCGCGTTGCGCGATGGATGCTATTATGGAATTATTCAGTCTATGGATAATGAATCTATATCTGTGATAGACTTACCAGCTTACTATTGTCAAACTCGTTTTAAAGATGCAAAAGGTAACGATTTAATTGAATTTGATGTAAGTTATTTTGATACAATTACAGATAAAGAAGACCGCAAGGCCGCGCTGCAAATGTATCCAAAGAAAGTTGCTAATTGGTATAGGAGATATAAGTTAGGTAAGGTTAAAAAATGGGTTTTTATACCAGCAGAAATAAGTATTTGCTTACCATTTCTAGATGGTCGCCCAATGTTTTTAAATATCATTCCTGCCGCTATTGAATATGACCAAGCAAGAGATATTAATAAAGAAAGAGATTTAGAAGAAATAAGGAAGATAATTGTTCAGAAGATACCTCATCTGCAAGATGGTGGATTATTATTTGAGCCTGATGAAGCTGAAGTTATGCATAAAGGTACAGTGCAGATGATGAAAAATAATCCTAATGTATCTGTATTAACTACTTATGCCGATGTAGATGCTATTGTTTCAAAGACATCAAATGATAATGCAACTAGTAGTATTGAAAAATCACTTCTTAATATTTATTCTGAGGCTGGTTCTAGTCCACAATTATTTGGAACAGAATCTAACTTATCGCTTGAAACTTCTATTAACAACGATATGGCATTAATGATGACCTTCGCGCGGAAGTTAGATAAAGTAATGACTTTTGTTTTAAATAATAGGTTTGGCAATTCTAATGTTACTTTTAAATATACTATTCTTCCTATTACTTTCTATAATGAACAGAAGTATTGTGATAACGCCTTAAAAATGGCTAATTCTGGTTACAGTTTTATTTTACCAGCTTTAGCTATGGGAATATCACAAAAGGAGCTTGGTAATATTAAAGATTTAGAAAACGATGTTTTAGGACTTAAAGAAAAGTTAGTTCCGTTAAGTACCGCTTATACGGAGTCTGGCAATAGTCCAGGACGTCCTGAATTGCCAGCAGAGCAAAAAAGTGCAAAAACTATTGCTAACGAAAAATCATTAGATGGCGGAGGTTCAAGCACCAATGGATAAAAAGAAATTAGCTACTTTTTCTCTTTCTCTTTATGGTAATATAACCGCCTATAATAAAACTTTATCCCTTGCGAGGTGCCGCATTTTCTATAAAGGCGGAAATCGAAATGGTACTTATATTACGGATGAATTTGCAGAAAAATTAATTGCTTCATTACCATATGCGCCAGTTAAAGGTATTTATGATTCTATGGCAGAAGATTTTACCGACCATGGAACACAAAGATACCAAGGACGTATTTATGGAGTAGTACCTGTAGATAACCATTTCGCTTGGGAAAAACATCTTGATAAAGACGGTATAGAAAGAGAATATGCTTGTACAGACGTATTACTCTATACCGCTATTTATCAAAAAGAGGCTTTAGATATAGTTGAATGCGCGCAGTCGATGGAGCTTTATGCAGATGCAATTGATGGAGAATGGCGATTTATTGATGGTAAGAAGTATTTCGTTTTTACTGATGGATGCTTCTTGGGACTTCAAGCTTTAGGTGAAGATTTTGAGCCTTGCTTTGAGGGCGCAGGCTTCTATACATTAATTGCAGAAACCTTAGCTGAAAGAATGCAGCAATTTGAACTAGATTCTAAACTAGATGTAGGAGGAAAAGAACAAATGAATTTTAAACTTTCTGATGACCAGAAGTATAATATGATTTGGACTCTTTTAAATCCTAGATTCAACGAAGAAAACGATTATGTCATGGACTATGCTGTATGCGATGTTTATGATGAATATGCTATTGTTTTTAATTTTGAAAATAGGGCTTATGAAAGAGCATACTATACAAAAGACGATGCAACAGATTCCCTTGCTATTGATAGAAAGGAAGCTTGCTACATTGTTGATGTAAATGATGAAGAAAAGCGTGCTCTTGAGATGCTTCATCAGCTGAATGGTGATACCTATGAAAAGATTGATGAAAATTATTCAGCTATGAATGAACAAATTGAAACTCTTACAGCTGAGAAGAGTGAATTTGAAGCAGCTCAAGAAACTTATAGTCAGAAAATTGAAGAGCAGGATGGAACAATTGCTACTTTACAACAGGAAAAAGCTGATGTTGAGGAAACTCTGAATGGAGTTAAGAGTGATTATGAAGCTGCTCAATCAACAATTGAATCTTTAACTGCAGAGAAGGAAGCTTTAGAAAACTTTAAGGCCGCAGTGCTGAAAAAGGAAAAAGAAGCAGTTATTGAGCATTATGCACAACTGCTTGATTCTGATGTAATTAATTCTTTCAGAGAAAAGATTGATGACATGACAAGAGAAGAGCTTGATAAGGAACTTGCATATACTTTAGTTCAGAATAAACCAACGCTTTTCACAAATAGTAATGATGACCCTGCTTATGTACCTAAAGATGATGCACAACTTTCGGGTATTGAGGAGATTCTGAGTAGATATAAGAAATAGTAAATGGAGGATTTATTATGGCCGATAAAAGACTTGTAATTGACGGTTTTGGTCAAGTAGAGTTAAATCAGGTTTCCTTCCGTA